CGCGCATGTCGCGCACGATGCCATAGCGGTTGTTGTCGCGGTCGATGTAGCAGGATTGAGCCACAATCGGGTTGCAGGGGCGCTTCTTGTCGTCAACGTACGGGGAAACCCCGTAAGCCAGCGTCCCGCCAGAATGGAACACGCAACGGCGCCACTCCGAGCCCTCGCGGTGGTACATCTCCACCACCATGACCCGGCGCTTCTTCTTGTCCACCCATGACACAGTCGAGGAGGCGTCCTGCGGGCGGTCTTGGTTGAGATCGTCGATCAGAGCGCCGCTGTCGGTTAGAGAGCCCTCAACGTCGGTCTTCGCATCCGGGTACATGCGGATTACGTCGTCGGCGTACTGCCACTTGGCGACGCCCATGTAGCGAGCGTCTGAGAAGTCTTCCCGACGCGACCGAGGATCGGCGAAGAACTCCTCGGAGGCGATCTCCTGCATGGTGATCTGGAGGTCTTCGTCGGCCTCCACAATGGCCGCACAGGTGCCCCTGATGAGGTAGTCCCGCGCCACGCTGATCTTCAGGTCATCGAAGCGGTTGCGGTCCGCGATGAACTGGAGAACCTTGGACGCAACGTCGGCGCTGTCCTCGTCCTTCGGGGTGCGGGGATAGGCGCGAGGGTCGGTGGCGCCCTGCTTCAGAACACCCAGCGTCCCGTTCACAGCCGGCCGCACGCGGTTGATCACGATGTCAGGCTGGCCGCGCTTGGCGAGTTCCGCCTTCTCTTCGCGGGTGAGCTGGTTGCCGTTGTAGTAGTCGTCGTCGATTTCAGCCTGGCGACGAGCGAACTCGGTGAGGTCCATCGCGTCACGGTACATGGACCGCAGTTCGGCGATCTCCGGGGCCTTCGGGCCTTCGGGCTCGGGTTGAACGGCAGGAGTTACGCCACCTTCCATGAAGTCTCCTGCGGTTTCGGCCTGCCCCACAAATCAGGTGGGTTCTTGGAAGGGGTTTCGGGCGTCTGCTTGACCGCGCGGCGTAGGCCCTCGCAGGCGTAGCGCAGGGCGTCGATCACGTGGTTGTTCTTGTCCTCCAGAATGGGGAGGATCTCGTCTGTCTGCTTGTCGGTCTTGAAGCTGTAGTGGGTCAGCTCGTCGATGGTGTGCTTGCACCTTGGGTGCACAACAATGTCGTAGCTCTTGAGGAACTCGATGCCGTCTTCCACGCTCCCCGGTCCCTTGACTGCCGGGATAATCTTGAAGCCTTTGCGCTGCATGAAGCTGACCGTTTCCGGCCTGGCGCTGTCAGCGCGGATGGTGAACTTGCGGCTGCCTGGGATGGTGTCGAACAACGCTGGAGTAGCGTCGATCTCGCAGCCCACCTTGTAGGCCTCTTGGTCAACGTACAGCGTGCGCCCGATGATGTAGGCGCGGATGAGGACCGTGGGGTCTATCGAGAAGCCCCAGTCGGCCCCGAACCTGAACACCGCCTCCGGGTGGGTGTTGAACGCCTCGACCTTCCAGTTGCGGAAGACGGCGGCCTCGCCAAGCTTGGAGTACTCACCCTCCCAGACGTGGAGGTACTTGTCGAAGTCGCGGCGCTTGTCGCGCTCCATATCCTTCCGCAGTTCCTCGGGAAACCACGGGTTGTCGGTGTAGTTGGCCTTCACGCAAACGAAGTCTGGATCGTCCGCGTTCTCGTTGAAGAAGGCCTCAATCGGATCGTTGGCCGATCCAGGGTTCCAACTGAACCACATTTCCGAGCCCGGCGCCCGGAACGTCGGGGTGGCGATGTTCAACGACTTCTGGCTGATCGTCTGGGCCTCTTCGACCCAAGCCCGGTTGAAACCCTCCAGCGACTTGATGCTGGTTACGGTGTGGTTCTGCAAGCCCCGGAAGATGAAGAGGCTGTCGTTCGGCCCCCTGATCTCCGTCTCGGTGGATCTGAACAGGTGGCGCACGCCGAGCCTGTCAATCTTGTCCTCTATGAGCTGCTTAACGCTGTCCTTGATCGAGTTCTGGACTTCACGCAGGCAAGCGGCCCGGATGTGAGACGCTACGGCCTGCTCAACCAGGCACTCAGCGAAGAAGTGGCTCTTGCCCGATCCGCGCCCGCCCTTGGCCCCCTTGTAGCGTCTGGGGTGCAACAGGGGCAGGTAGATGCGGGGGGTCGGTATCTCAAGGATCGACAACCGTGCGCCTGATCTCTGAGATGCCGGCCTCAATGGTCGCATCCAGTTCCACTGCCTGCGTCGGCTTACCGTGCCCTCGGTCGAGAATGGCGGATGCTGCCGAGACGCGAGCGGCGGCAGGCATCTGCGCGTTTCGCATGATGGTCGCCAACGTCTCGACCGCCTCGCTGGTGTAGGCCTGTGCTGCCGTCTTTACGTCAGCCGTGGCCTTGTTCGGCGTACCCTTAACTCTGCCGCCGGTCTTGACGCCTTTGGCCATCTATCTCGCTCTACTTTAGATAAAAGGTTTCGCCCGCGATCTGCTGCTTGGGTTACGACTGTGCGATGGTTGTCAGTAGTCGGGGCGAAGGGTGTAGGGATGGCGGAAAAAACCTGCACAATCCCTGTAAATAGGTGTTGACGTTACAGGGAAACCCTGTAGATTGAACTCATCGAACGGGGCAGCGCCCCACCAGCCAAGGACAAGCCCGATGATCCAGATGACCGAAACCGCCACCGGCCCCGCCTTCCAAACCATCGCTCGCGGCGTCAGCTACTACCTTCGCACCGACGCGCTGGGCCGTTTCGAGCTGAGCAGCAAGCGCCTCGCGATGTCCACCATCGGTCAGGTTCGCCACTTCAAGACGCTCGCCGAAGTCGAAGGCGCGGTTAAGGCGTTCCAAGGCCTCTCGGCCCTCCTGAACTAAGGGGCCGGCGGTGATCGTCCCTCACGAGGAACGGGTTTCGCCGTGGCGCCCCTTCGGGCACTACGGCAAGACCCATTATCGCATTCGCCAGCGCCTCACGCTGTTTGGTATGTTCCAGCGCCATGAATGGCTAACCGAAGGCGGTACGCAGGAGTGTGACCGTTGGATACGCGGCAGCGGCCTGAACTGGGTCTCCGAGGCCAGCGCCACGAACGACCCCGCCTTAGACGAGGCGGGCGTATTGCTTCGCGCCATTCAGCGTATCGCCGATGGTCACAACGACCCGCGAGGCCTCGCTATCGAAACTCTTACCCAGATCGGAACCGAAGCATGACCCCCGACCAACTCCGAGACGCCCGCGCCACCCTGGGCGCTATGTGGGGCCTTGGCCGCCCGCTCCAGATGAGCGAGATGGGCCGGGCCTTGCGCCTGTCTGGGCGCGATCCAGGGGCCTCGATCCGTGACTACGAACGCGGGACCACCCGAATTAGCGGGCCCATGTCCGTAGCCGTCGATATGATGCTTTCCGGCGCCCTGCCCCCTGATGGGCTGGATTGCCTGAAGCCGTAAAGGGCGGCCCATCGGGAACCGGAGGGAGCAGCTCAACCGATGGGCCTACGCGCATGTTCGGGGAGGAACGACCGGCGCGGTTTGAATGGCATGTTTCGGGATTGGGAGGCGACAAGCGCCCTGGCGCGTGCTGGTGAAGGTCACGCCCGTCGCGTGGTCAGGGGATCAGAAACCCCCTAGACCCGCTGTATGTTGTATAGGTGATTTGGGGAAGGCGCAAGGGGTGGTGTTAGGCCTGCCGTAAAGGCTCTCGCTCCCACCCGACAACGCGAAGCCTTTCTCTCGCTGGGATAGGGCTGGCGAGAACTGCGCTTTCGTCCGCTGCTCTGATAACCATTCCAAGGTACTGCTGCGGCGGCATCATGGCCATATAGCCCAAGTAGTCCCGGTAGTCGTCAGCGGTGAGGTCGAGGCGCGACGGTGACAACCCGCGCTTCAGCATATTGCGCCGCGCGTCGGCGATGAGTTGGTAGATGTCTTGTTTCTTCGCTTTGGCGACAGGAGCTTTGATCAAGCCGAACATCACGCCGCTTCCTCCAGGCTTTCAACCTCAGCCTTGCTCACCGTGGTCCGTGGCTTGAGCGGGCCGGTGGTCTCAACCTCCACTTTCCATTCGCGCTTGTTCGCAGCCCGAAGGATCACCGCCATTCTATCAGCGAAGGCTCCGGTTACAATGCGGATGCGGTCGCCGGGCTTGGCCTTCGTGGATCGGTCAATCGTGCTGTCGAAGTCGCCCCGCTGCTCCTGCTCCCGGATGCTCTCGACCCACCCGCCACCGATGCAGGCCAGCTTCCGGTCACCCTGCGGGGTGTATCCACAGGTCAACACCCCCGTCACCCCATCGCAGGTGTCGATGTAGCGTTGCTCGTCAGGCTCGTTGAGGCGGAAGAACACATAGCCGGGGATGATCGGGGAAGACACCGGCACCTTGCGAAGCTGGAGCTGCTTCCACCTGACCTTCTGGGGGTAGTAGGCTTCGATCCCGATGGTCTGGAGGTCATGGGTTGCGGCGGGTTCTTTTCCGCTTCGGACTACGGCGACGTGCCAGGTCATGCAACCTCCTTGTCTGGTTGTCCCGATTGGCCGCCGTAGGCCTGCCAGCGGATGGTCATTCCCCTCGCCTCGTCCACCAGTGATTTGCACTGGTCAGAGGTAAGGAGGATGCCGAAGCGCTCTTTGAGCAGGCCGCCTAGTTCGGCGAAGGCGTGGTTGGTTTCGATCATGCTGCGATTTCCCGAAGGTCTGCACCCGCGTTAGTCCCAGCCTCAGCGCAGTTAGGCGCCAACTCCCGAAGCAGGACGAGCCGATGATCCAGGGCGACCTTGGTTCGGAACACAGCGGACAGGTGGCCCATGAGCATCTCCGTGTTGTTGTCGTTGAGGGAGGCTAGGACCGCGTGCTGTTCCAGCTTTCCGGTGAACAAGGCGATCTCGGAGCAGAGGGTTTTGATCGAGGCGGCGCGGGTCATGCGGCCCCTCCCGGCACGATGGATTTGCGGAGGCGCTCGACCATCTGCGCCTGGGTCTCGGCTGGCGCTGGTGGTGGGGCCTCGGGTTTTGGCTTGGCGAGGATAGCCGCAATCTCGGCTCGCCTCTCGGCTGCGGTCGCTGGCCTGACCGGCTTGGGTTCCGCCTTCGGAACAACCGTCAACCTTGGACGCGATGAGACCGCGCCTTCAGGGCGCGCGGGCTCGCTCGCGTCAGATGTAGAACTAGAGCCCTGTAGGGGCTCTGTTCTACTATCTGGTTCTGGTTCTGATTGGTTGAAATTAGCTTGAAGCTGTTTCGCGTTTTTTCCGTTGTTTTCCTTGGCCTTTTGGACCGCACTCGCTTTTCCGCCCTTTGAGGCCCTAACAATCTTGTCTGTGTAAATCGCGAGTTCACGGGCGAGGCGTTTGTGGGTCAGCGTCCCGCCACGGCGCTGGAAGAACGCGAGGATCGTCTCGCGCATCCCCTCCCATTCTTTCGCCGTGCATTTGGCAATCCTTGCCAGCTTGGCGTCTTGCGCCGGCAGCTTGCCCCCTGCGCGCCACATCGCCATCAGGAGCAGCAGATAGGCCCCATGCTCACCACGGGTCAGGTGGATGGTGTCGGCCAGGTAGTCGCCGATGTAGAGGCGCATATAGGGGGCGGTCGTCATGCGGCGGCCTTCTGAAGACCGACACGCCCGCCGCGCCGGTTGTCGTAAGGCTCGCCGATCATGTCGCCGTGGCGCACCAGCGCGTGCCACACGGTCGTGTGGTCGCGTCCGTAGAACTGCCCGATCCTCGTCAGCGAAAAGCGCGGCGTGCCGTCCTCCCGCGTTTCCATGGCCATACGCCACATGGCCTCGTTACGGGCGCGAACCACGGCAGCGGTTTTCAGGGGCGTGCGAAGGCCGCCGGGCTTGAAGCCGTGACTTGCGGCCACGTCGGCGTTGATCTCAACCATGGATGGCTTGGGTTTCAGATCGCCGTGCCAGAGGGATTTGACGGTGTTCATGCCGCCCTCCGTTCATGGGAGACCATGCCGCGCCAGTCGAAGGTGAAGACGCAGCCGTCGATCACTTCCCGATGGATGAAGCCGCCTTGAGCGATGCAGGCTTCGACGTAGTCGTCGTCGCGGGCCTCAAAGCCTTCCAGCGCGTTCTGTTGGGCCTTGTAGTCGCTGCCGTTGCACAGCAGCAGATAGCGCTCCCGAACCTGCCCGCCGGTCAGGCCAAGGCCGATTCCGATGTCAATGAACCTGTGATTTGCCCTGCGGAGCGAAACGATCTGGGCGTCTTCCTCCGGGGTGTAGCGGTGGTACGAACCACGCCGGGCCATGCCGGCAGGGCGGATCTTCGACAGCCTGGCGCAGACGCTCTTTTCCGTCCGACCGAGGATTTCGCCGATGGCCGCGTTCGTCATGCCCTCCGACACCATCCGCAGAACGGTGTCGTCGTCTTTGGGTGAATACGGTCCCTGTCTCATTGGTTTTCCCCTTGGATTGAGGCGGCATTGGCCGACCCCATAAGATGAAGGTAGGCTTCGTCGGTCAGGACATGGATCGGCGGCTTGCGATCAACCTTGATGGTCAGCACGTCGCAGCCCTGCTGCCAGTCCGCGAGAACCTTGAAGCCGCTGTCGTCAGCTCTCGATTTGCATTCGAGCGAGAAGGTACGGCCCGCGATCTGGACGCTCAGGTCGCCTTGCAGGAACTTGATGTCGTTGCGGGTGCCGTAGGCGCCAGAGCCGGGTTGCAGCACCACGCGCTTGACGCCCATGCCTTCCAGGGCCTTCCGGGTGGAGACTTCCAGCCGACGCCCCTTCTTGGCGGTGTTGAGGCGGCCCTTGACCTTGGGAGCAGGCGGCGGGGTGCAGGCGCACACCTCCCGACGTTCACGGCTCTTGCCGATCCACCGGGTGTTCTCGCCGCAGGTTCCGCAGATGGTGGGAAAGCGCGTCTCTCCGACGCCGGCAACGTCGCTCATAGCGAGCTGTCCGTGGCTTCGTTGTCAGCCATCCAGTTGATGACAAAGCCGCCGACCTTGAGGATGACCACGGCGCCCACGACGAGGAAGATGGCCAGGCCGATCATGCTTCACCGCGCAGGGCTGCATGAACGAGCGACCGTTTAGCCGCGAGAAGATGCTTCACCGGCTGGTGATGGCGGCGGGCGTCTTCGATCTGGCGGTCAATGGGACGGGTCAGCTTGCGGAAGCGCCACGAAGCGACGGCCTGGTTGATGCGGCGGATCATGCGGCCCCCCTGTCAAAGACGGGCGTGTCAACGCGGTCCATAAACTTGCGGCGGGCGTCGGCCCCTGCCCGGTTCCAGGCGGCCATGAGGGCGGCCAACTGGCGCTCCGTGGCCTCCAGATCGTTCAAGGGGTCGTCAGCGGTGCGGACCCGGCTAACCAGGCCACGGCTGGCGATCTCTGACAACTTGGCGGGTTGTTGGTCGCGGGGTGTGGCGGCCAGTTCGTCCAGCACCACGCCTTTATCCAGAGCGGTGCCGGCGACCTCGGCCATAACCTCGGGGGCGATGTTCTTTCCCCGGCGAAGGTCGCGGCGAACGGTGCGCTCATCGACGCCAAGGGAAGCGGCGGCTTGTGCAGAGTATCCGGACAATTTGTCCGAATTCTTTTTCGGCTGACCCGGCCCCGCCGACACCAGCCCCTTCCGCTTAAGGATTTCCTCGCGGCGGACGTGGTGTTCGGCCCGTTGCGCGTCCGACAGTTCCGACCGCGCGAAGTTCTCGTCTATCTCCCAGAGCGCCGCGTCGTCTTCGTCACCGTCCATCACGAAGGCGTCGATGTAGTCCTGGCCGCTCGCCTTCATGGCTTCCAGCCGGTGAGCACCCGCGATTAGCCGATAGGAGACCTCGCCATCGCCATCGACAGCCATCGTCACGGTGACCGGGGTCCGAAGCCCGATCTCCGCGATGGATGCGGCAAGGGCCGACACGCGGGCGGCATCGACCGCACGAAGGCGGTCTCCGCACTGGATGTCATGGATGAGAATGCCTTCGGTCTTCATCCGCGCACCGCCACAGGGAAGGCCTCGGGGGCGCCTTTAGGGCGGTAAGTCACCGGCCCCAACTTGCCTCTTGCGAAAATGTTGAAGGCCTTGACGTAGAGGGCGGCCTGGGTGTCGCGGAACAGAGCGCTTCCCCGCGCGCCCTTGTTGCTTTCGTAAATGTCACGCAGCCGCTTCTCCGGCGAAGACTTGTCGGGGATGCCAACGCCGGTTGACACCGCTTCGATGAACGCCTTGGCCTTCGTGGGGTTCGCTTCTGCACAGAGGCCGTGCGCCCCGGCGATATAGCCAACCGACAGGCGCATCCGGCGGGCGTAGGCTTGAACGGCGGCGATGTGTTCCTTGCCGTCCGGGTACATCTGGAAGGCGTCGCGGATTTCGTCGGGGGTCGTCTGGAACGAGAAGTTCCGCCCGGCGGCGAGGCTGAAGCGAAACTGAAGGTAGGTCGCCAAGACGTTCGCGTCGGTTAGGCTGGGTTCAATCAGCTTGAGCACGTCACCGGGAGACCGGGCTGCGCCTTGATCCAGGGTGCAACGGGTGTCGCGTTCAACGCCGAAGGCGATTTGAACAGGGATAGCTACATCCGCTTCGATGCAGGCGAGGCAACGGTGTTGCCCGTCGTTGAGTTGGCCGTTCGACGCCACGACCAGGGTGGAGCCGTTCAGCATCCACTCGCCCCGCCGCATCATCGCGGCATAGGCAGAAACCCCGCGCGTTCCCCGGGTGGTGAGCCGAACCGTGCGGTTATCTTCGTTGGCCGCCAGGAGCAGCCGCGCCAGTTCCGGCGTCAGCGTGGTCGTAACGGTGAAGACCTCGCCACGCCCCCGCGCCAGCCATTGTTGAAGCTGCTGCGCCACCGAAACCGGCGGGCTGGCGATGCTCGCCTGTACCTTGCTAAAGAGCGGAATTGCAGTCATATTCAGCGTGTCCTTGTTGCTGATTTGCCCGTCTGGGCTGGAAGCCCCGCCGCTACGAACGGCGGGGTTTTTCGTTGGCGGCGCCCTTTCGAGCGAGCTGGCCGATTGCGTAAGAGGTCAGGCCCTGGCCCACGTCAGCCAGCCCGATCCCGGTGTTGGTCAGCAGGTCGCCGATCCCCCAGAGCGTCAGGGTCCAGGGACTGTGAAGCCATCGCTTCACGGCGCGTCCGAAGCTGAACAAGTTTCTGGCTGGCATCCGCCGCCCTCTCGATGATCTGTTGAAGTTGGCGTTCCTCGAACTGCGAGTAGGTCTCGCCAGTGAGGGCCGCGCCGAGGCAGGCGAGAAGGTCCCAGCCCTCTGCCGTGATTGCCTTCGTCAAGGTGCGCTCTGAAGCGTGCCCCTTGAGGACGTTGGCAGCCGTCGCCGGGTCGATGTCCCAACGGCGGGCAATGTGTTTGGCGGTGTCGCGCGGGTAGCGCTGACGGACCAGCTCGGCCAAAGCCTCGCCAATCGAAAAGCCGAAGAGTTGCTTACGCACGGGCAGGAAGTCCCCAATCTGGTGTGTCAAGGTCATGACGTCACCGATTGAGAGAGGGCTTCCCGATGCAGACCGCCGACCCGACCTTTACGATGGGCCTGCGGCTGCTTCTGGCGGCTCGCCGGATTGAGACTTGCGAAGACGACTACGCTCGGGAGCGCCTGCAAGCGCTGGCCGAGGTCTACAGAGAACGCGGAACACGCATGGCGTGCGGGGCTGCAACCCCGGCGCTGCACTCGTTTTAGCGCGGCAGATTGTCGCGAAAAGTAACCATAAATAGATTCCCCAAAACGGGCGGCCCCGTGCTTTTTTTCGCGCACAGGGTGTTTTTGAGGGGGATCAATGTTGCAGATACCAAGGCCAGCGATTGCGCTGGTGCTCGCCGACTTGCGCGCCCGGTTCGGAACGCGAACCGGCAAATGCTCAAGGCACTTACGAGAAATGGAAGCACTGTTGAGCGAACCACGCTCGCAGCGTGTCGTCGTCCTGCGGCAAGGGTCAGCCGGGACGGCAATGGCCTTGCAGGAAGCGCGGGGCGCCATCAGCGCGTTATGCGCTGTCTGTGGCGAACGCTCCCGGTGCAAGGCCCCGATCATCGGCTAGGCCGCCTGCTTGACGGCGTGACGACCGAGCGCGCGGATTTCCGCAGGGCTGGCGTCAGCGATAGGCCCCAGCTTCACCTTGTGGCGCTCGTACAGGGCAATCGCCTTGCCGAGAGACAGGGGCCGGTCGCCGTTACGAACGCGGGTGATGTAGGCGCGACCACAACCGAGTTCGCGGGCGAGGCTCGCCGCGCTGATCTGGTTGTCGTCCATCCATTCGGTGAGTGTCATGCCGAGTAAGTTGCCATATGGGCAACCGCTTCGTCAAGATAATGTTTCCCCTGCGGCTCTCACGCCGGTTTCCTATCTGTGCGACCCTTTGAACATGGCGAAGCAGCGGCACTTCATACGCGAATGGCGGCAGGCCAAGGGCCTCACCCAAGAGCAGCTCGCCGAACGCATCGGCATTACAAAGAGCTACCTGTCGAAGATCGAGACCGGCAAAAAGCGCTACGACCAGCCGTTTCTAGAGGCGACGGCTGAGGCGTTGAGCTGTGAGCCGGCAGACCTCATCGTCCGCAACCCGGAAGATCCCGAAGGTATCTGGAGCATATGGGATAACCTGGACAGCACGGCCCGTGCTCAGGTGGTCGCCATCGCCAAGACGTTCCGCAAGGCAGGCTAGGCGCCGTCGTTCGGCCTTTCGTTGCCGACCTGGCCGTCAAGCGGGTGTCGCCAGCCACAGCGGACGCATGACCGCTGATATGGCCCCGTCTCGTCGCTCTCCGTCCACTCATCGTGACCGAATAGCCAGCAGATCAGCTTGTCTATGATACCCCTCATGCGCGCACCCTAGACGAGACTTCACCGGAAAGGCAACCAGCGACTTTTGTAAGCCGGGATTAAAGTTTCCCAAGTGGCAACTTTCTTGTTGCGCGTTCGGTTTCCATATGGTCAACTCTCCTCACACCAGAGGACACGCACCCATGGCCACCACCGCCAAGTTCAGCTTCGAAATCGAAGTCACCTGTGAGGTCGATAGCGACGGTCACGCCATCGTCCAGCGCATCGACGCCGTCACCGGCTATCGCGACCGCCAGTGGCTGACGACCCTTCTCGCCACCGAGCCGCAGATCAGCGCCGAACTCGACGCCGCCATCTGCAAGGCCTTCGCTGATCAGATCGCGGACGCTGCGGCTGAGGAAGACACCGAAGCCGCCGACCGTGCGGACGAAGCGCGCGAACAACGCCGCGACGACGAACTGATGGGGGTGCGGTGATGAGCGGCACCCTCGCCCAGTACGACGACCTCTGCGAAGCCCTTGAGGCTTACGAGGCCGCGCCCTGCCCCTCGCAAGGATGGAAGCCCCGCTTCGGTCGCCTCGTTCTCTGCGCCTTTCGCTGTGGGAAGCCCGATGGGGTTGCGACCCTTCCATGGGCTCGCCAGCGGGTCGCCACCTACACCAACCCCGTCAGCTTTTCGATCAGGAGGGCGGCATGACCGACCGCGAACAATTCACCTGGCCTCCCCGTGCGCCGATCTCGTTCGTCCGCCCACGCCGTCACCGCTGGACCATCTGGCACAGCATAGCAGCTTGGGCCGGGTTCTGGCTCATCGTTGGCCTGTACCTGGGGCTGGCGCTGTGATGGAAACCGTCAGCCTCCCGATCTTCCGCCTTGTGGACGGAACGCCCCTCTTCGACCGCGAGCCCGCGACCGTTGAGCGCCTCCCCAACATCCGACGCAGCCGTGACTTTCACGCGCTGTTTCTCCCCTCCCCCGTCGCCGCGATGGTCGTTGACTACGCCGACAGGGTGATCGCCGAACTGGAGCAGTCACAGTGACCGACCTCAACACCATGTTTGAACGCCTTGCCGAGCCCTTCCCCGCCGACGCCGTGTCGTGGCGTGTCGGCTCCACCACGCAGGACAAGTCCAAGGGCATGGCGCTGGCCTACCTTGACGCCCGCGACGTGATGGACCGGCTGGATCTGGTCTGCGGCCCGGCGGGCTGGGAACGGCGTCACCCGCACGTCGGCGGAACCACTACCTGTGAAATCGCCATCTGGGCTGAAGGTCGCGGCTGGATCGTCAAGAGCGACGGCGCCGGCGATACCCAGGTCGAAGCCGAAAAGGGCAGTCTCTCGGATGCGTTCAAGAGGGCTGCGGTCAACTGGGGCATCGGTCGATACCTCTACGGCCTGCCGAGCCCGTGGGTCGAGCTTGAAGCCGCCGGGCGGGGCCAGAAGATCAAGGCCAGCGAGTACGCCAAACTTCGGCAGGTTCTGTCCAACTACTCGGGCGTGTCGCTGAAGTCGGCGGCGCAGGCGAAGAAGGATCAGGACTTCGAGTTCTTCAAGGCGAAGATCGACGCCGCGACGGACATGGAGCAACTCGGCGGGGTGGGCCGCGAGATCAAAGCCGCCCTCCCCATGCTTCCCGCCCAACACCGCGAGCCGTTGCAGGACGCCTACGGCATGAAGCGCGACGAGCTGGTCGAAGCGCAAAGGCAAGCCGCGTGACCCGTGAAGCTCCCAGACACCCCGGACGTTCTTTGGGCACGCGCGCTCTGTCGCAAGGTGCTGAGGGAATGGCCGGGGACAGAAATCACAGTGAGGGAAGGGGTGCGAAGCTTAACAAGCCGCCCCGCTTCATCCGATGAGCGAACGACACTTCCTGAAGCTGACCAAGAGCAACCGCCGCATCGCCGCCGGGTGGGTCGCCAAAGCCCCTGACGGCTGGATGCTGGAAGTCCGCGAGCCGAACCGCTCCGTTGAGCAGAACGCCGGGTTCTACGGCTTGCTCGACCAAGTGCTGAAGCAACGCCCCGTCCACAACGGCGTGCAGATGGATCAGGCGCTTTGGAAGGCCGTCTTTATGGACGCTTGGGGGGCTGAGGTTCGCTTCCTCCCCAAGCTGGAAGGCGACGGCATGTTCCCGGTCGGCCACCGATCCTCGCACCTGACCGTGGGTGAAATGCGGGATCTGATCACCTTCATTCTGGCCTGGTGCGCGACCGCAGGGCTGACGATCACCCACTTTGACGAGAAGGAAGCGGCATGACCGACCTTCCCGACCAGAACCCCACCAAGGGCCTAACGGGCGTCGGCTGGTATTTCAGCGCCTCGCACCGCGACGACGTTCGCAAGGCCCTCCACGGGCACAGTTACGAGGTGACGGCATGGTTTGACCACAGCCCGCCGCGTGACGCCATGGTCCTGCAAGCGAAGCTGCGGATGGTTCTGGAGGCGTTCGATCACAAGACGCTCCCCGACGAACTGACGCGAGCCGAGGCGATGGCGGGGGCGATCATGCATCTGACTGAAGCGTGCGGCGTTGAGCTGGCGCGGCCCCTGGAGCGGCTCTATGCCAAGGTGGGGCGGTGCGGGTGATCCACTACCACGGAACCCCGATCACGCCCACGGCGGTGATGCTCACGCTGGCCGGAAAGTGCTTCTGCGTGTCGCACATGCGGCCCGATCAGGTGCGCTTGGCCCATGAGATCGGGCAATCGGTCATGCTCGACAACGGGGCTTTCAGCAAGTGGAAGTCGGGCAAGGAAACAGACTGGCCCGCCTACTACACATGGGCTGACGAGTGGTTGAACTACCCAACCACTTGGGCCGTCATCCCCGACGTGATCGACGCCGGGACGCAGGAGCAAGACGCCCTCATTCGTGAATGGCCCTTCGGTGACAAGGGCGCCCCGGTCTGGCACCTTGACGAGCCGATTAGCCGCGCCCTTCGCCTTGCCGACGAACACCCGCGCATCTGCTTCGGCTCGACGGCTGAGTATGCCGTGATCCTGTCGGATGCCTGGGTCGCCCGTATGGACCGGGTGTGGGATGAACTGGCGAAGCGCCACCGGACCCCGAACGTCCACATGCTGCGCGGGATGCAGCTCAGTGGCCGTGAGTGGCCCTTTGCGTCAGTGGACAGCACCGACGTAGCCCAGAACCACAACCGGCCACAGAACACCGCCCGCGCAATGGCCGAGCGCTGGGACGCCGCGCAATGCCCGCCCCGCTGGACGCCTCGCGCCAGCCAGCCCGACCTTTACGATGAGCAAGCAGCATGACCCCCAACCCTTCAAACCCCACACAGACAGAAGACTGGAGCCGTGACGCGTTGGCGAGATTGCTTCGTCGCGCAGCCAGTTCGATCCGCAACGCCGGCAAGATGCCCGAAATCACCGCCAACGAGTACGACGCGGCGGCAACCCATCTCCAGCTCTCCGCCGCCCCGACCATATCCCCGAGAGGGTCGGATGATCGTGAGCGGCAGGAGATGCAGCAGCGGTTCCAGTACCTCGCGACCAGGGGAACGCCGCCCCGCGTCATCACTCGGCACGATGCTGCCTATGTGGCCGACGCCCTCGCCTCCCTTTCCCCGAGAGGGAGGGGGGAAGGGCTGGAGGATGCCGCCGCCCAAGGTGAGATAGAGAGGTTGAGGGAGGCTCTGCGGGAGTTCCTCAATGCGGGCGGTGTCCAATGGATGTCGGGCATGACGACGTCCAGCGCATGGTCGCTTCCGAAGCTGGCCGCTGCGAGCGTGAAAGCGCATTCAGCCCTCACCCTTAAGTCAGAAAAGGCCGCTTCCTCCCTCAAGGGCTCGGACGTTGGGGAGGTGGGGGAGTGAAAGCCATCGACCTCTTCAGCGGGATCGGAGGCTTCAGCCTGGGCCTTGAGCGCGCCGGGATTGAGACCGCCTGCTTCTGCGAGGTCTCGCCTGTCTGCCGTCACCTTCTAGCACATCATTGGCCGGAAACCCCCATCTATGACGACGTCACCACCCTCACCGGCCAACGACTGGTCGCAGACGGAACTGCTGCTGACGTCCTCTGCGGAGGCTTCCCCTGCCAAGATCTATCCTACGCAGGCAAGGGCGCCGGTCTCGCGGGTGAGCGCTCGGGACTATGGTTCCATATCGCCCGACTGCTTCGCGAGCTGCGTGATCTCGGAAGGCCCGTTCGGATCGTCATTCTGGAGAACGTCTCAGCGCTCCTTGGTCGAGGACTTGGAACTGTTCTCGGAGACCTGGCCGCGCTCGGGTACGATGCGGAATGGGATTGCATACCTGCGTCAGCCGTTGGCGCCCCTCACAGGCGAGACCGCATCTGGATTGTTGCCTACGCCAGAGGCGAGCAACACGAAGGCTTCGGCGATGCGTTCCGGCGGGCGCTCGCCTCGGAACTTTCTCGCGCCCTTGCCGACGCCGGCCTTCGCCTACGGGATGACGAGGAAGCCGACGCACTCGGTTCCGACGCCCACGGCACAAGATCACATCGAGCGGAAGTCTACCAGCTCGGAGGTCCTGAACTTCGAGACGAACAAGACGGTCTCTCTGGATCGGTGGGTGACAATGTGGCCGACGCCGCACGCCAACTGCGGAACGGGAGCGGGTCAGGCGCCGAACAAGACGGGCGGACTGAACCTTCAGACGGCGGTGAAGCGCTGGCCCACCCCCACCAGCACGATGGCGAAGGGCTCGTCTCCGGCGTCCCTGACCAGGAAGAGTGGCGCGGATCGTTCGGGAGACCGGCTGGATCACGCCGTGATGGCTACGGATGGTGGACAGTTGAACCCGACGTGGGTCGAGTGGCTCATGGGATTTCCCGCCGAGTGGACCGCCTGCATGGCCTCGGCAATGCGGTCGTCCCGCAGATTCCAGAAGCCATCGGACGCGCTATCATGACGGCCCTAGAACCTGCCCAACGTCGTGGCTCTTGGGCCACGATGCGACAGACCGACCGTGACATATCCCGGGAGGCCATACCCATACCCTCTAGTAGGGGAGAGACCGTCGATGGGTGAGAAGCGAAACACCTTCCTGCCGTCCGATGTGACGCGGGCGATCAAGGCTGTGGAAAAGTCGGGTAAGTCACTCGCGTCTGTGGAGTTCCCGCCTGGTGGCGGTTTCAAGCTCTTGATAGTCGGGCCGGAAACCCCCGCTGTCGCGCGCAGCGGCGGAAACGAGTGGGATGAGGTTCTGTCGCACTGATGGAACCCATGGCGACAATCGAACTAGCCTACGTCCAGGCCTTCAAGGACCGGCACGGCAAGCTGCGGCACTACTACCGCAGGCCCGGCTATTCGCGCGTCGCCCTGCCCGGTGATCCGGGTTCGGCTGAGTTCATGGCGGCCTACGCAACGGCTCACGCCCGCGCGCCTGTGCCGAAAGAGCGCGCCGTACAGCCCCGCTCGATCAACGCCCTGATCCAACTGTATTATGCCAGCACCGAGTGGAAGAACCTACGGGAAAGCACACAGCGCGCCTATCGTGGGCAGATCGACCGCTTCCGGGAGAAGTACGGCCACAAGGGCGCCGCGACCATCCAGACGATGCACCTGGACGCCATCTTCGACAAGATGAGCGACACGCCAGAGGCGGCGGTGAACCTCCGCAAGCGCCTTCGCCGCGTGTTCCGTATCGCCGTCCGCAAGGGCTGGAGGCAGGACAACCCGATCATCGCTACCGAAGTGACCAGAGGCAAGCGCGCGGGCTTCACGCCGTGGTCAGAGGACGACATAGCCGCCTTTGAAGCCCGGTGGCCTACAGGGACGCGCGAGAGGCTCGCCATGGCCCTCCTGCTGCACACAGGCCAGCGGAGGTCCGATGTAGTCGGGATGGGCCGTCAGCACGTCTCAGGGGGCCGCATATCGGTGAAGCAGCAGAAGACCGACGCGCGCTTGAAGATCCGCCTGCACCCCGCCTTGAAGCGCGAGATCGACGCCGCTCCGGTCGGGATGACGTTTCTGCTCACTCAGTTCGGCGAGCCCTTCACCGGGCCGGGCTTCACCAACTGGTTCCGGGATCGGGCGCGGGATGCTGGTTTGACGGGCCGCAGCCCCCACGGTCTCCGCAAAGCCGCTGGCCGGCGCCTGGCTGAAGCCGGATGCACGCCGCACCAGATCGCGGCGATCCTCGGACACGCCTCGCTCCAGATGGTCGAGCTGTACACGAAGGACGCCAATCAGGTGAGGTTGGCAGACGAGGGAATGGACCTGTACGAGGCCAAACACTGAACAAGGTGCGTCAAACCTAGTTGCGTCAAACCCTATTATAGTGTTGATTACGTTAGAGAAATAAGCGGTGGTGGCGACTCCAGCAGGACTGACCTAGCCAAGCAAATACAGCAGCTTGGCAGCGTCAAACCTAGCGGATCGGCCATAATGACTTCAAAGGCTTAGGTCCGAACGTCAAACCTTTCCCCCTCCGGTCATCGGCCTATCCTGGCTGAAATAGGGGAGAAGATTAAGGAGATGAACCGATGAGCGAGGCTGAGACGGTTACGCTGAGAGAGCGGGTGAGGGAGAGGCTGGCGCAGATCATCGAGGAGGTCGCCATAGGTGGCTTCGGCAAGGTTCTGCCTGCCGCAGACACCATCATGGCTGAGTTTCGCCTTCAGCCTGTAGCTTGGGGAAGGGTTACTGAGGGTGGGGAGGTTGAGGGGTTTTAGCAGACACAGAAAAGGCCCCGCCGTTTCCAGCGGGGCCTGATCGTTTGAACCCGAGGCCTTAGCCTTCAAGGGTTGGTAATTACCTGATTATCCGGCAATTAGCCGTCGTCCGGTGGCTTGCAAGTACCGAAGCGCCACCAGGGACACCGCCTTAACGCCCTCGCCTGCTCCCAAGCGTCCAGAGCCTTCGCCTGTTCAGCGTTCGCCAGCACCGCCAGCTCGCGCTTCTCGTCACAGGTCAGCAGTTGTTCGCCCCGAATAGCCGCGATGATTTCGAGGTCTTCCAGCGTCACCGCAGGGCGGCTGTAGAGGGTGCAGGGGGCCTTAGCGTACTCCGGCGTCAGAACCCTCGGCGCTGGTCCCACCGGGGCAGACTGACGGCCTCCGCTGGCACAGCCCGTCAGAGTGACCGTCAACGCGGCGCTGGCGATCAGGGCCAAGGGGAGTTTTCGCATCGGGTGCAGCACTGGCTTTCTCCACATAGCGGACGGTTTCGGTGTGGCGCTCGATCACCTGTTCAGCGATCTGGCTTTGGGCATTGCCGAGGGCTTGGCTGGCGTCGGTCTCCGCGCCATTGCTGACGGCGGTGTCGGTGGCGGTTTCCTCGCGGGCCTGCCACTTCGCCGTCTGGGCCTTCCAGAAGCCGACGATGGGGCCTCCCAGCAGGACAGCCCCCAGAACCGCGACAAGGGCTATGCCGCCGATCCAGAGCCAGAGACGGGGGATCATCCCGTTACCGCCTTCTTGTACAGCCAGCGAAGGCCGAAGAAGCCGGTTACGGCGAAGCAGGCGATGGCGAGCGCGCCACCGGCTACGGTGAAGAAGCCGTCGATGAAAGCGGCGATCATCGGGCGGAAAGCTCAAAGTGGGGGCTGTCATGCTCGCCCTTTTCGCGGGGCTTGCCGTCCTGATCCCAGTTTCCGCCCCATCGGATCGGGATGTCCAACTCACGCGAAGCCGCCATCATAGCCGTCGCCATCTGGTTGAAGGGCTGAAGGTCTTTCCAGTCGTAGGGCGCCGGCAGTAGATCCACCGCGTGACCGAAGCCGTCAGCCTGCTTGAAGTGGTTGCTCTTGAGCGTCCAGGTGACGACTTGGCCGGGCTTCGTGCGGCCTTGAGCATAGAGGGCCTTCTGCCGCTCCGGGGTCCGCACGCCTTCGATGACCTTGAAGTCAACGGGGCTGATCTGGATTGCCCTCTCAACGACACGGATCAATCGGGGATGGACGCCCGCGAGGTTGGCGCGCGATGCCGGGCCTAGTGCATAGGTCATGGCTTGACCTCCGTTTCGACTGTGGTTGTGATGGTCGGGCCGGGCTCGGCCTCCGTCTCGATCTCGCCGCCGAAGCCACCGGGGCCTGACAGCTTCAGCTTCTCCAGCCGGTTGCGCTGGAACCACTGACCCCCGAAGCCGACCAGAACGACAGCGATGATCGCCACGGCTCCGAGGTAGTTGATCCGCTGCTCCTGCGTCCCCTCTGACCACGGGCGATAGGCGAGGATGCAGATCAGCCAGCCAGCGATGAGGGTGACGACAGGGGTGAACAGGAGGGCCAGCACGTCACGCGCGGCGGATGCCCATTCCTTCACAAGCTCGGAGCGCATCACCCCTCCTCGTCGTCGTAGAAGTCCAGCGTTGCCGGTTCCGGCCTCAGGTCGTGTTCATCCGGGGGAAAGCCAGCGGCTTGGCGGTAGGCTCTGCGGTACTCGCGGCGCTGCTTGGCGTAGGCAGCGTACTTGCGCTTCCAGGGGATGGGCGTGGGCATCAGGCGGCCTCCAACATGGCGGCTGAAACGGTGTGGCGCTGGAACTCGCCGTACTCCCGATGATAGGCCGCCGCCCGCGTGTCTCGCAGGGAGCGGTAGCCCTTCATGGCGTGATAGGTGTCCTTCGCCGCCAAGGTCCGCAGGCTCTCCACCCTGACCCCCTGAAGCTCTTTCACCACGTCATGGTGGATGTGGCCTGTCGTGATGTAGCGATAGACCGTCTGGCCCCATGCCTCTGGCTGATCCACAGCCATGAGAAGGGGCAGGTCGCCCATCTTCACCTTGTCGCCGTGGTGAGCGCCAAACAGGTTCTTGCCGAACTGGTGGTAGCGGAACGGGTGGTTGTCGATGGGGATGATGACGCGGGGATTGTTCTGGAAGTAGAACGCCAGCCCCATGGTGATGCCGAAGACTGCATCGGGGTCATGGTTGCCGGGGAGCATCCAGACGATGACCGTCTCGTGCTTCTCCAAGGCCCGCTCAACGGCATAGGCCCACGCGAGGCCCGCCCGCATCAGGGCGTAGTGAAAGCCCCGTTTGTCAACGTCCAGGGGGTTCTTGTGGCCCGGCGTCAGGGCGGAACTATCGTTGGCGTGCATCACATCGCCGATGACTTCGAGGATGCAGGTGTCAGCGTTGGGTGTGACCGCTAGAAGCTGGTCAATGCCGGCACGGGTCAAGCGCTCGGCGTCGTCGGTGTCGAAGTCGTCGGCCCCGGTCAGGGAACTGGACGACATACCGAAATGCGGATCTCCGAACTTGTAGGAGACGAGCACGTCAGCGGCGCTTGGGCTGGTGCGCTCGACCAGCGGGGATTTGCCCCGGTGTTCGGCGGCAAGGGTCTCCATGAACTCGCGCAACATCTCGCCGCGCTGAATGTCTGTGAGGCTGGTTTTGACCCACTGTTGCCGCTGCTCCCCGGCTGCGTCGTAGTAGGTCGAGACGCTCTTGATGACATAGGCCCCGGCGCCATCGCGCGCGTCGCCCGCATCTATCCCGCCTGGTTGCATGACGGGATCAGGCCGCCAGCGGATCGACTGACCCTTGACCTTGCCCTCGCCGTCGTATTGCTCCGTTACGGCGCTCGGCTCGAAACCGTCTAGCGCCTTGGGAGCCACAGCAGCGCGGCGACGTTCCAAGGGCGCGCGATACAGCGACCAATCCGGCTCAAGGCCGTGCAGGCTCTTGGCGGGCTCCATGCGGGAGATGAAGGTGTTGACCGAGCCAACCCACCGTTCCGCTACAGCGTCCCTTGCAGCGGCGCGGATGGCCCCTTCACCGGGGCCTGATAGTCCTTGAGGGCGGTATCCCTCTCTTAGCTTGTCCTCTACCCGTTTGACCGTTTCTTCTGCGATAGCTTTGGAAAGCGGGGGGTTGGGCATTTAGGTGGCCGCCCGGCGCCGTTCAGGGGGCTTGGCCATTCGCTCGATCAGGTCGGTCAGATGCTTGATCTGCTCTTGCAGCCTGACGATCTCGATAGCCGTTTCGGATGACGACTTGGCGTCACTGTCGGCTTTCGCGCGCAATGTCGCGACTTCCTTGTCGGTGGTGTTCACCCGTCCCTCCAGGCGAACCAGCCAGACGATAGCCGTAACACCCGCAAGGGCGAGGCTGATAATTTCAGGGGTAATCATTAGCGGCCACTCGCTTTTGTGCGTTAGGGTCGCCGGTCACGCGTGACCCGGCTGTCACTAGTCGGGGTTCCGGGGGTTGCACCCCCCGGAGCTGCGCGGTCAGAACCAGACCGCGTAGAGCAAGGCCACGTTGCGGGGGCGGTTCTCGGTGCCGGTGTTGTTGTTCACCACCCAATCGACAGCCGCCGCCGTGGTCGCGTCGGTCATGGCACCGCCGTTGGCCGTGGTGTCGTTGGAGGAGCCGGGCGAGGTGGCGTGGTTGACGGTGTGATCGTGAGGACCGACCATCTCCACTTGAGCAGAACCGATGGCGCGGGCCGTGTCGATGGCGCGGCTGTCGTCCAGGCCGCGGATGAACTCGCCGCGAAGGTCGGGAAGCGTGAGGCGCTTGTTAGCCGCGAAGTCCGCCGCCGCGCTGGCGCCACGGGTCGAACCAGCCCCGGCTGAGGTGAGGATGGGGCTGTCAGCAGCCGCCCATGCCCACAGGAGGGCGAACAGGGCGGAATAGCTGTCGCTGGCGCTCGCCGCTCCCGAGGCCGCAGAGCCGATGGTTCCGCCGTTGCACTTCAGGGCGCCGGCAGGGGCCGAGGTGCCGAAGTAGGGGAACACCACGCCGATGCGATCCAGCAAGGCGTTCTTCGCCGTCGCGGTCAGGTTCGTAAGGTCTTCCTGCGGGGTGAAGCCGAGGTAATCCTCAATCGCCCCCGGCTCCAGTGCAGACCCCGGAATGGTCGCCTCGGTGATGTCCCCGCCGTCGATGGTGCCCGCCGATTGGGGAACGTTGATCTGCTCCGACTGCACCAGAGGCGTCGCCAGGTCGCCGTCGCTGGCGATGATGTCCAGCCGCAGGGTGTCGGTGCCGGTGAAGTAGACCGTTTCAGGAAAATTCCCGGAAGCATCCGCCACGATGGGATGGGCGTGTTCTTCCGTCAGGTCGGGGTCGGTGTAGATGACCGCCGCCGTGGTGGTCCCGGCGATACGGAAGTACGCCTTGCCGCCTGCCAATTGCAAACCGGCGTCGTTGAGCCGCTTGGCGAGCTGATAGGTTTGCATGTCTGGAGAGCCCTGTTATTTAGGGGAATGCCGGATATTCGATGGAAGTGGGGCGAGGAGTACGTCGCCCGCCGCAGATGGGTGAACGCGGCGTTTCTGTTCGTCTACGCAGCCGTTATCGGATGGCTGTGGCTGCGTTGGCTGGCTGGTTCTGGTTGGCGGCTGCTACGCCGGCTCCTGTCGCACGTGAAGCGCGAATGGCAGCGTCCGCTGTGAACGCCTGGAACTGTTGCGCGACCTTGGGGCCGTACTTCTGTTCGATGTAGACCAGCGCCGCATCGAGCCGGTTGGGGTCGATGGCGAGCATGGTGAACTCTTCGGCCTCCTTGGGCTTGAAGCCCCTGGAACGCCAGTAGTTCATGCCGGTCTCGACAATGGCGCTGCGCCAGCCTCCGGTGATGACCTTCTTGCCAACGCTGACCACGCCGTCAACGACCTCATTATCAGCGTCGCGAAGGGATGTCTGAGATCCACCACGGGGGGCGATGTCGGCAGCGTTGCGAACCGCGCGCTCCTCAAGGCGAAGGGCGTTGCGGAACTCGCCGCCACGCTCCGGGCCGATCAGGGCGTTCGTGCGTGCAGCCGGTTCAGCGCCCACCGAATAGCGGCGAGCGAAGCCGGGAGCAGTCGCGGGGTTCTCGCCACCCGCCGCCGCCTCCAGAGACCGGCGCGCACCGGCACGGGCTACGTCCAGTTGATCGGGAGACATCTTGCCGACCGACGCCACGAACTCGTCAGTGGCCCCCGGCTTGGTGAAGGTCTGACCGACCGTCGTCGCTTCGATAAGGCCGCTGTTGACCTCATAGCCTTTAAGGGCCTCGTCATAGCCGGGAACCTGAGTGCGAGCGTTGCCACGGATGGCGCTCGACAGGCCGGTGAACAGGCGCGTGTCGTTGGTCGCGGCGCCCATCGGTCCACGGGCGCGCTCTGCGGCATCCTGTAAGGTCTTGCTGATCTGCTGCGCCATGCCGACAGTGATCCGGGTTTCACCGGGGGCGTCCAGGGCGTCAGAGGCCAAGCGGTTGAGCCGGGCGCCCACTTCCCTCTCGGCAGGGTCGAGGCTGTTCAGCGCAGCGTCGGCGGCGTTCTTGATCTCGGCACGGCCACGCGGAGAGCGCAGGGCCATGACGGTATCAGGGTCAAGGCTGATCTCCGTGTCACGGACAGCGCCGAATTGCTGGTTGGCCTGCGCTGACCGGGTAGCGGCGATCTCCCCACGGATGGCGTCGGGCGTGCGCGGGTCGCTGGAGATATACCGGCGAGCCTGCCCGCCGATGCGGTCGGGAAGGTTCACTGCGCGGCCTTCGGCGAAGTCAGTCGTTGCCTGCCGTGCCGGGGTCATCTTTGACGCCGTAGCGCGAACGACTGCCCGCCCGCTGTCGTCAACCACATCCACCAGAGCGGGGTCGATGCCAGCGGCGCGATACTCGGCCTGCTTGGCGCGCATGGCGGCGGGGTCCTGCCGGGCCCTCTTCTGCGCCTTGTCGATGCCGGGGTTGCGAACGCGCGCCCCTTTAGGCGCACGGGTGAGAACCGTGCCGAGGCCAGCCCCCAGACCGCCGCCCACAAGAGCGTTGACGGTCCCCTGCCCTGCCCGCTCCTGATACGAACCACGATCCAGAAGGCCAGACGCGCCAGCCTGGAGCGCGGCGTTGCCAGCCGTATTGACGACCACGCCCGTTCGCGTCGTTGCCTGAGCGGGAGCGCCACCAGGGACGAACAGGGTCGGAATGGTTCCTGTGGTCTGGAGGACGGCAGCCGTGACTGGACGGCGGGCCGTGAAGTTGTCTTCAATGCCTCGCTGAACGGCCAGTTGGTTGCCGAAGTCGTTGCCGATGCCCTTGAGCAGGGGCGACATGCCGAGGGGGTTTGTGCCCTCGTAATCAGGCTTGATCTGGCCTGTGAGCACATTGCCGAAGGTCCCCAGGCCCGCCGCCAGTTCGTCGCCAACCCAAAGGCCACGGTTGATTTTTGACGCCCCGCCGCCAAGCTCGCCGAGCGCCCCCTTCGTGCTCCCGGCCTTGCGGATGATGGGGTTGCCGCCCTTGGCGTTGACCTTGCGGCGAAGGTTGTTCTGAGGGTCGTAGTAGTAGCCACCGACTGGGATCTTCGCCACTTCGGCCTTGTAGCCTTCGGAGCCGATCTTGAGAGACTTGGACAGGCGAACGGCCTGCCCCCGCTCTTGAGAAGCTTTGGCGTCGGCGGCCATCTGGCGACCACGGGGGCGGCCAGACACAACACGACCGAGCCCGGCATAGGGGTCAGAGCCCGAGACGACAGTCCCGAGGCCAGCGTATGGGTCAGCCATCAGCGTTCAATGATCCTGCCATCGGTGGTCTTGTATTTAGCGCCCTTGGGGAGCTTTGCGGCTTCTGCGGGGGTCACGGGTCGCCCGCCGTAAGCGAGGCCCCCAGCGGGCTTTGCAGGGGCCTTGGCGGGGGCTTTGGCGGCGGGACGCGGCGCGGCTTTAGGCGGTTGGACGCCAGGCGCTTTCTGAATGATCGGATTGCCCCGGTCGCCGTTGTCGTTGCGGCGGACATTGCCCTGCGCGTCACGATAATATGCCCCTTTGGGGATCGTGTTGCGCGATTGGCCTTGACCGAGCGTCAGCGCGGTCTTCGGGCTGGCGCCAGGCGCGTAGGGGTCCAGATAGCCGGGACCGGCGGCACGGATCGACGTGTTGCGGAAGCGATCACGCAGCATCCGGCGGTCGGCTTCCACGGCGTCATTCTCGCCGGGCTGTTGGAAATACTGCTTGTTCGCCCTGACCGTTTCAGGCTCGGGCGCGTTGGCCCCCGAAGTCGTCCGCAGGGCGCCATCAACGAACTGGAGTTCGGCAGCGCGGGCCTTTTCGGACGGGTTGTCGCGGATGACGTTGGCGATAAACGGTCCAACCCACGGCACGCCTTCCACGGCGCGCGGGATTGCGTCGCGGGTCGGGTCGTAGCCTTCGCGGCGTGCTTCGTCATACTTGCGCTGGCCTTCGTCCATCAGGGTCGCGCGGGCGGCGGCGTTGGCTTGGTACTCCTTGACCTCTGGCACGACTGCACCGGCATCGGTGATGGAGCCCAACTCCTTGCGCGCCCCGCCCCGTGGTCCCGGAGGGCCAAGAACCTTACCGCCGGGAATGACTACGGCGCCGTCTCCCCACTCGGGGGGGGCGGCTTGCATCCCGTCCATCGAGACGCGTTCCCACGCGCCACGGTCGCGGTGATTACCGCCTTTGAAGCGGTAGCCGTCAACGACAGTGCCAACTTCAGGAGCGGCCATCAGTAGTCCCTTTCCCAAGGTGCAGCACCGCCACCACCGCCACCGCCCGAACGAGCGCGGGGGGGTGCGTAGGTTCTCGGCGTAGGCGTCAGGGCGGGGCCTTTGCGGGGCTCACTCCCGTCCGCCGGGTAGAACCAATGGTTGCCGCCCTCAGCCTTCCACTCGCCTTGCGGGCCGGTGACTTCAGGGCCGACGTACTGGAACGAGCCGGGGTTGCCCTTCTGGATCGCATAGGGGCGTTGGCCGTTGCCGGGGGTGACGATCTGGTACTCGGGCTTTTGCAGCTCGCCGCCGTACACCTGAATGAAGCTGTCGAGCTGCGCGTCCGTCAACCCGCCCTGCATGATGCGCTGGAGGACCTGTTGCCCCTCCGGCGATTGGTCGAGGCCCATCTGGACAAGCTGCGGCAGGATTTCCGCCTGCATGGCCGCCATACGCTCCGCCTCGGGACGCTGGCGAAGGGCTTCGGCGCCCCGGAGCAGCAGTTGCGCCTGCTCCACCTTGGCCGCCTTCGCCGCTTCGGCCTGCTGCTGCATGGACTTGGCTTGGGCTTCCTGATTGCGCTGGTCGTAGTTGAGCAGGCCCATGCCCTGGTCGAGCATCCCGCCTTGCAGGAGCGCGTTGGCCCCGCCGCGATAGTCGCCACCCGCCAGCGCGTTGCCGGCGTTGTTCATCGTGCGGCGGTCGCGGAGGCCTTGGGCGAAGTCGTAGCCCTCTTGAACGGCAGCGAGCGGGTTCATAGCCGATCCTTCCCTAAAGGCCTGGGGTGCTGTGGCCGCCGCTGCTGGCGTAACCGCCGCCGCCAGCGTGGGCGTAGTTCGTGGGTTGATTTCGGTTGTTGAAGTAGTTAACCCCGATGCCCGCGATCTGGCCGAACGCCTGACCCCACATCTGGGAGTTATTATAGCTCGACTGCATCCCGGCGAGCGCGTTCTGCTGGTTGGCCTGCCCCGCCGCGTTGGCGTAGGCTTGCCCGGCTTGCTGGTTGACCGCGTTGGCGGTCTGACCGAGACCGGCCCCCGCCATCTGCCGATTATACCAGTCGCCGTACTCAGCGGAGGCGGATGCTCCGGCGTAGTCGTTGAGACCCTTCAAGGCCGAACCGGACTTCAGCAGACCCGCCACGGCCTTGTTCTGCGTCACCCCTTCAAGGCCACGGGAAAGCCGGAACTGATAGTCCGGGCTTTCCTGAAACGACTTGGTGGGGTCGCTCAGGTTCGCCAGCGCGTTCTGACCGAACTTGCGCCACGGCTCCTGATCGGCCCTCGTGGTGTCGTATTGGTACTTCTGAAGGGTGAGCGTGTTCTTGGTCGCGCTCTGCTGTTTCGCAGCCGCGTCCTTCTGACCCTTGGAACTGATCGAAGCGCCGCCGATAGCGCCGACCGCCCCGATGACTGCTGCCGCGATCATGCCCATTAGAGTTTCATCCAGTACGATTGTTCGATGTGGGAGAAGCCGTGGGCCTCAAAGAAGGGGCCAGCCGGAAGGTGCGTCTTGCAGGCGACGATGACCCGACCGACGCCGCGCCGCTTGGCTTCGGTCTTCACGGCGTTGAACAGGATGTCACCCGCCCCCTGCCGGCGCTCCTCCTCGCGGACATAGAAGATGTCCTGAACGCAGAGGCGAAGGTCGTTGTGCAGGCTTTCGAGAATAAAGCCGATGAAGTAGCCGATCAGCTCGCCGCGCTTGCGGAGCGTGATGAAAAGGATCTGCCCAGCAGCGTCCCGAGCCTTGTAGATGTCCCACTTCGGTTCAAGCGGGATTTCCTGCGGGTCGATGGCGAGTTCCGCGTGATGCAGCGGAAGGATCGGCATCAGGGTTTCGATGTTGTCGGTGAAACTCTCGACGGTCGCGACGGTCATTTGTAGAGCCTCACGTCCACCAGAAGGTGGATGCGATCGTCGGCGCTGTCGTTGACCACCCAGTGCAGTTTGGAGGCGTTGAACCACCAGACCTCGCCGTCGCGCATGTTCGCGGTTTCAACACCGCCCTCAACCAGCTTCATATCCTCCCCTTCACCCTCGGTGTCGGAGCAGTAGAAGTTGGAGCCCGGTCCCCCCTGAAGGACGATGTGGTAGCGGGCGCGGTCGCCGTGGTTGTTGTAAATGCCCTGGTTGTCGATGTGCGGCTGAACCTTGGCGCCGGGCTTCAGGCGGGAAACGATGACGCGCCCGACCTCATAGCCACCGGCATTTGCCAAGAGACCCCGAACGAGCGGCCATGCCTCCGTGAGAACGTCGCGCGCCGGATACCAGACGCATTCCTCGTTCCCCACAAAGCCGCCTTGAACATGCGACTGCTCCGGCGGGGAGAAGCGAAGCAGGATGTCGTCGCACCCGGCGAACGGCGTCCCCTCGAAAGTCGAGCGGAACGGGTTTTCGTTGAACAGGTGCTGGTTGCGGGTGATCTGTTCAAGCAGGGGAGTGACGTTCACGCCCTCGCCGATCTTCAGGAAATGCCGCATCAGGGCTCCAGGGTTTCAATTCGGGTTTCGTGGTCGGCGATGACCTGCGCGAGCTTCTCGAAGTAGGTGCGCCAGACCTTCGTCATGGCGCCGCTCTGGTCGAGGATTGGCTCTTGCCACGGGGGAAGCGGGGGAAGCGTCACAGCCGGTCGCTCCCTTTCACAAGGTCAGCCGTGACCTCATGGGGAACGAAGTCAGCGCCACCGGAGAAGCGGAACTCCAGCGAGCGGCCCGGAGGCTTGATCATGCCGAGCTGACGCCAGATGACGGTCGGATGGTTGCCCGGCGAGCCTATCGAGGCCTCCCGCCAGGTTGACCAATCCTCGCCCCCGGTTTCCGCATATCGGAACTCGACAACGGGGTTGCCATCAGGAGCGCCGACGCCCGTCTTCAGGTTCAGGCGAAGGCCGTTGAGGCGGTAGGTTCCCTCGGGAACAGCAAGGAAGCTGGAGGCCAGATAGATGATTGTGTCATCCCCATCGGTGCGCCGGTCAGGGTCGATCGTCCAGAGCTTGCCGTTGATGGCGTCGCCGTAGACCCCATCGGCCCCGCACTGAACGCGGAAGGTCGTCTGACCGAAGCTTTCCCAGTTGCCCCACAACCCCGTTTTAACGTCGTAGGCATAGGTTCCGACACCGGGGATGTTCAGGACGTAGAAGCTGTGGCCGGTCGAGACGATGGCGACGGCTGAGGCCTGGGTGATGTCGGCGCAGGCCGCAAGCGCCGCTTCAATGCCTTCATTGGAAATCGCCACCGGGACAGCGGCAGCGCGGTAGACCTGAAGGTCGGCCCCCTGTTGAGCGGTGCCTACCCAAAAGATCGTGTTGTCGATCTTGACCGCTGTGAACTGGGCAGCGGAGCCCTTGTCATAGCGCCGGCCACCGTTGCGGATGAACGGGATATCGATGTCCGACGTAGGCGAGTGCCATTCGGTCGTGTTCTGACCGTAGAAGATGATGTCGTCGCCAAGGGTTTCAGCCGAGACGATGTTGTCAGGGTCGCTTTCCGCCGAAGCGAAGTTGAGATCGCCAATCGTGGTCGCATCGGCGATGTCCGAATAGCGGAACTTGCCCGAGCCTTGGATGGTGTAGATGAAGCGGCCCGCCGCAACGACGACATCCGACACAAGGTCATCATCCGGCATGGTGATAACCGAGACATCCGTCCCGATCAGGTAGGCAATCCCGTCCGTGACCATGACGAGCTGCTCATCGTAGCCAGCCGAGCGGATAAGCCCGAAACCGGGGATGACGCCGATCTGCGTTGATCCGCTGTAAACCCGCGTTCCCGAGACGATGTAGCGAACGCCCTGGTGGAAGACGACGCAGCGCACGGGGCCGGGGCCAAGCGTCACCACCGGAGCCAGACCGGGACGCGGGACCAGACGGCGGTCGGTCGGGCCTTCGCGGCTCTGTTCGGCGTAGAGGTTCGTCAGAACGGCCCGGTTCGATCCGAAGCGACGGTCGAAGGCCTCCGAGGCGAGGGGGAGCCTCACAGGGCACGCTGAGCGTAGGTGATCGGTTGAGCTTGGGCAAAGGCTTCAGCATCCCCCGCCTCGTTGAAGTGGGTCTCGTCCGACTGGTAGTAGGGCGCCCCTGCCCCGTCGATCTGAAGCTGGCGATTGCCGATGGTGTCGGAGGTGCCGAACTCGACGTAGGCCCGAACCGCGCTTTCCTCGGTCCAATCGCGGATAGCTTCACCAGCCAACAGACGATTGGTCTCGTAAGACGCGCCACCATCAGGACGCGGCAAGGGACCATAGCCCACCGGCCACACGTTCCCGACGCTGATCGCCTCGCCCGCTTCTGCAATGGCGGTGTAGCGGTCCACCCAGGCCGATGCGCTGGCCGCGATGGCCGTAAAGTCGTTCTCGCCGATGGGGATGTGATAGAAGGCCCGGCGACCGCTGTCGGTGATCGCCTCAAGGAAGACGCTATCCTTCAGCGCAAACCGCCCGGAGACCCCTTCCAGCTCGTCAACGCCCTGCCCGCCGATGGACGTACTCATCAGGATCAGGTTGGGCTGATCGTCGAACGCCCCATCATTGCCCATGAGCGTGATCCAGTCGGCCACGCCGCCGATGGTCCCGTTACTGTCACCCGAGAACAGGTGCATGTCGTCCATGACGGCGACGGTGTAGCCACGGTCGGTCGCGTAGAACTCGAAATACTCCCGCAACTCCGTGACTTCAGCCTGTGTCGGCTCCCGGTCCATGATGGCGGTGAAGGCGTACTTGCCCTTCGCCGTAGCCGCCTGAAGGTCGGCGCGCTGCGTCGTGGTATAGGCGCCGACCGTCCAGCGGTTGAACTGCTTGGAGGTCCACAGCGAAGTGCTTTCCCGATACCAGCAGACATCGGAAATCCAGAACTTGTTGCCGTTCGTGCTGCTGGCGGAAATGCCAGACATGAACATGCCCTCGCCCTTGGGGACGTAGCGGGTGAAGTTCCGGTTGCCGGTCGCTCCGTTCGCCCGCTGGTAGAGCGTTCCATAGCCCGGCGAGGTCACGGGGTTGGGAAGGTCGATGCCGAGCGCGAGGCGCGTTTGAGCGGTGCCGGCGGCAGCGTCCAGAGGGGCGCAGACGAAGTTTGCCGTTGAGGTAACCGGCTCCGGCCCCTCAAAGGAACCATAGTGGAAGATCGCCGCCCCGGTGGCGTAGGTGTGATACTCAAGGCCCGGCTCAAGTATCCAGGCGCCAGACGAGAGGCTCGTGGTGTCGAAAGCGCCCTGACTGTCGAGGGGCATACTGTCCACAAACGAGAACCCACGGCGCCCGCCGAGGAGGTTTTCGTCGTCCCAGTCAGGGATGTCGGCAAGCGTCCCGGCGTACCACTGGATACGGTCGATGATGACATCGGAGCCCGAAGTCGGCAGGCGCAGCTTCACGTCGCCGGTCCCGGCGTAGGTAAACTCACATTCAAACGTGGTCGCGGCGTCGTTCGCGCTGTTCGTCCAGTCGAGGTCTTCCGCGATGTCGGAGACCAGCGAAGTGGAAAGGCCAGCGGTGAAGTTCCATGGTCCCGTTCCCGGCGCCGCGCGCATCCTGAAGCGCAGGGCTTGCGGGCCGGAAGGGGGCACAGGACACGAAGACGCCCGGTGGAAGTAGAAGTCGGAGTTTGACCCGCTGGTGAGGATGCGGGTCGCAAGGTTCTTCACGCCATCGGGCGAGGTGACGAGCGTGGTGTTGTTGGTCTTCGCCGGGCTGGTCGAGCCGCTTTCGTTCATGATCGGCCCCGTAGGGAAGCAGATCATGTTGGACGAAGGCGTGCCGGCGTTAGCCAGGTCAGGCGCGAACTTGCCGTCATTGCCCGGCAGCGCGCCCCAATCGACGAACAGCCGCACGAAAGACGGCAGATCGGGCGGGGTCGGCGGATCAGGCGGGGTCGGTTCGGTCGAGGTCGGCACGCTGCTCGACGTGTTGAGCAGTTGCCACCGGTTGTACCAGCTCATCGAGCGGTGAGGACCGTCAGCGTGCGGTCGGCGGCCTGCACGACCGGCGTTCCCGAGGTGCCTGAACGGATCTTCAGATACCGGAAGCCCGCGAAGTCGCCGGGGGGCAGGATGATGTCTCGCGAGGCCGCAGCCGCGACGGAGTACTCCGCACCGGAAGCGTTGTAGATGTTTTGGTAGGTGATGCCGTCCGGGCTCCCCTGAAACGTCAGGGAGGCGGTCGTCCAGGCTGCCGGCATGTGGATCGCCATGAGCCGCCCGCACCTTTGATCGGAGGTCGAAAGGTCGATGGCCGAGGTCAGGCTCGCCCCGCTCAGGATGATGGCGTCGATGGCGCCGGGCTGGGGGATGTAGGTCTCGCCCAGCCAGACCAGCGAGCCGCCGATGTCAATTTGGATCACGGTGTCGTCCTCGATGGTGAGCTTGGCCGGAATGTCGATAGTGATGGTCGCCATTAAGCGGCCTTCCAGTGGATGATGGCGTTCCCGGCGCCCGTGGCTTCGGTGAAGCTCTCCGAAGTCATGCTCGGCCACGCCCCGTAGGTCTTGGCGCACGCCACGGTGAAGGCAGACCCCGTTGCGGTGTTGTTGATGGTCGCCTCGGTGGTGGACCCGATGAGCTGCGGCGTGGTGCCGCTGGCCGCAGATTGGGCTCGACAGACCACGGTGGCGTTATCCGCCCAGGCACACATCCAGTAGATGCCGGGAGTGAACGCAACGCTCGTTTCAGCGATGGCTGCGGAGATGATCGTCGCGCTGTCGGTGGCGATGTTGCCGGTGCTGGCGAGGGCCGAACCCGTGGGTCGCCCGGTGGTCGCGTTGTTGGCGTAGAGCGCCACCTTCAGATTACCGGCGGTGGCGAAGGTCGTGATCCGAACGCCCAGGTGGGTGATCGTCACCGGCTGGGGCAGGAAGAACGGAACGCAGCGGATGCTGTTTGCGGTCAGCGCGATGCCCGCCGCAACGGTGCTGCTCATGGGCATATACCAATTGCCCGCGATGTAGCCCGGATGCCGGGCGTACAGGTCATCGAACATGGTGTTGAGCGCAGCCCTTGCGCTGGCCCCGCTCTGACCGTTGGAGATGGTGCTTTTTGCCATTGTCAGTCGATCCAGCTTGAGGCGTCATCCCAGACGCCAGCGTCGTTCCAAGTTCCGGCAGCCAGTATCCAGGTGCTCACAGCCGCTTCGCCGCCGTGCCCCTGTGTCAGCACAAGGCCTACGCCGATAAACACTAGTAGAGCGCCAACATGCTGGTCGCCGTGGTCGAGGTCGAATTGATCCTCACCACCTGAATGGGCAGGAGCGTCCCGGCAGCGACACCGACGAAGGTCGAGGTGCCCCCGTCCACCATCGCGGCGACCACGGTTCCAGCGCCACCGACCCAGACACCCCGCGTCGGGTGGAAGTTGTTGGCGGCGCTGTCGCTCGGCGTGATGGTGCGGGCCTGCGAGGCCGAGTTGGTATCCAGTTGGGACATGGCTGCCTCAGAAGTAGGTTTGAAGGACGGGCTCGGCGGCGCTGTCGTAGCGGGAGGCCAAGGCGAGGTTCATCATTGCAGCCGCGCGGGCGTGCATCGGTGCAGCCTGGAAGCCGTCTTCAGCCTGGCGCTTGATGGCGACCATCGCACGGAGGCCAGCGGCGAAGCGCAGCGACAAGGGGGCGTAGTCGTCGAGGGTCAGGCTATCGAGCCGACACCAGCCGCCGTAGTGGCTGTCGTAAATGTAGGACCGGCGCACGGTGCTATCGAGGTCCGACACGATGACGAGGGCCAGATCCTTGACCGGGCGCTGCTCCCCCGTGTCTTCGTCCAGCACCGTCTCGGGGAATGTGATGGTGATGTCGGTGGCGCCGTTGTCGGACAGGACGCGGTCGAACTCCTCGACCGTGTAATCCGCCGTAGCGATGACATCCTTCATCCGACCCAACAGGCCGTTGGTGATGCCGTTATAGAACTCTTGCAGGAGTTCCATGCCCACCTGACCGTCAAGCGCAGCCAGGGACGCGGCGGCGTCTTTCACCCCGGCCATACGGTAGCCGGATGCGATGATTTCGCGGCAGGTGGGCATGGTTTTTACTCAGGTTGAGGCGCGGTGGCCTCGTCCAGCAGGGCCAGCAGCTTCTCAGCCCCGGCCTTGTGGTGGTACTTCACGCCAAGCTCATCGAGTTGGGCGCGCAGGGCCTCGACGGAGGGTCCGGGTTCGCCGTCCCCGTCTGTATCGACCTCAAACGCCGGGTTGTTGGCCAGCTTTGCGTTGCTGACCTCCACCCACTCGCCGCGAGGGAAGTCCTGACCAAAGGCGGTGCAGACTTCATCCTCGCCGGGCTCGTCAGCCCCGATGAACCGGACGCGCATCAGTTGAACACGTAGAAGACGGTCAGCCACAGGACGCCCGTGCCGCCGGCATTGGCGGCCACGTTCACGACGCCCTGAATGGAGGTCTCAGCGTCGAAGGACACCGGCCCCGACTTCAGCGTGCCGTTGAGCGGCAGGAAGATCGAGACTTCCGGCTTCAGCTCGGTCACCGCGTCGCCAGTGATGACGCCGAAGTTGCCGAAGCCGTCCGGGTCAGCCGTGGCGCCGACGCCGGTTCCGCCGTTGGCGGCCCAGCCGATGTCGATGTCCAGAGCTTCCGTGCCGGTGTCGATGTCTTCACCACGGAGCCAGCCGCCGATGACGGTAGCGCCCGCCGGCACCTTGCAGAACTTGATGATGTCGGCAGCGGTCGGGTTGGCGGCCAGGGTGTAGGAGCCGTAAGCGACGTTGAGAACGCCCGCACCGGCAAAGCCGCCCACGGGGAAGTTCGCAGCCGCACGGGCAGCGGTCAGAGTAGCCATTGAATAGGCCCTTTCAGAAAGACGGGCGACCCGTAGGCCGCCCTAGTTGTTGTGAGATCAGCTGTCCGCCGCAGCGGCGAAGAAGCCGGACACGACGCCATGTTGCTTACCATTGAAGCAGAGCTTCTTGACGGTCAGCAGTTCTTCGATGGCGACACCCGGACGGAACGAGTAGTCCTTCGTCAGATCCATCCGCATGGTGGGTTCCTGACCCCACGCGATGCCGACCGATTGCAGGCCGCACAGGAACACCGGGCGAACGTCAGCCGACGAGTTGCCGATGGCGTCCATCGAGTAGACGCCGCCCGAAGCGATGTCGTCGATCTCCGGAACTTCACGGTGGATGATGCCGTCGTAGATCATGTCGCCATCTTGGAAGATGGGGTTGCTCTCGACATCACGCGGACGCGCGTCACGGTTGGCGGTGAGGATGGTGCTGTCCAGCTTCAGATCGCGGAAGGTCCGCGAGCCGTGGAAGGCCACGTAGAACTCCCGACCGTTCTCCGTCTTGTAGGGACGGATGTGCGGGTCGGCCTGCTTGGCGATGCGCTTCATCAGCGACATAGCGGCAGAGGTCACCTTGTCGTTGGTGGTGTCGATGTTGCCGACAGCCGTCGCCCAGGTGGCCGAGTAGTTCGACTTGGTCGCCCCGAAGAGGAGACGGTCGGAGTTCGCGGCGTTGAAGGCGTTGCGGTTGGCGGCGGTCGAGGCCGACATGGTGACAGTGGTGTCACCCGTGGTCACCAGCGACAGAAGCGCCGTGGTGATGTCATCGCGGAGCTTCTCGGCTTCCCAGTTCCGCAGGAGCGGCTTGGCAGCGCCGAAGAGGTCGATCTCGGTCTTGTAGCTGGTGGATTTCGGCACGCGAACCGCGTTCCGGCGCCAATCGACGGACAGAGCGCAGTTGTAGTTGCCGATCTCTTCTTCCCGACCGTCGAGGGTGGTCGAGCCGGTGACGCCGTCGCTGGTGAGGCGCAGGATCAGCGGGATGTTGATCGTCTTGCCGCTCTCTTCTTGCAGCTCGTACTTGGCGACGATGATCTTGTTTTCGCCACGGCCCATGTAGGGCATGTAGCCGCTCTCGCGGACGTACTCGGCGAAATAGTTGGAAAGGAAGACCTGCTTCTCAGAAGCGGAGGCCAGGGCGACTTCAGCCATTTCTTAGTTCCTGAAAACGGTGTCGAACGCCGCTCCCTGATAGGTCGGCGGGGCTCCGGGCCGGGCAGTGCCGGCAGCGGGAGCGGACGCGAGGGAGCGAGGCGGTGCGACGGGTTGTTGGGGGATGTGTTGCGGTTGCGGAGCGCCGAGCGGGTTTGCCTGCTGGGCCTTCCACTGAAGGAATTGGTCGAGGTCGTTGCCCTGAAGGCGGGAAAGCACCTGATCGCGCTTCCATTCAGAGACGACAAACTCGTAGGGGTCAGGGCTGGTCGAGACGCGCTGATTAAACAGCGGGTCCGCGTCACAGCGGGCGAGGCCCCATTCATGCGCTTGCGCCACCGCTTCCGGCGTGTGGACCTGTTCGGCCAGACGGCGGGAGAAGGTGAGGCTTTGCTGAAAGAGCTGGGCCTGTAGCTGCTGCTGGATGGTCTGGACCTGATGATCGGTGTAACCGCTCGGGTCATACTCAGGGTCGGGCGTCTGCTGCTGGCGCTGATATTCCGCCAACTGCGCTTCAACGGCCTGCCGGCGCGAGCGTTCGGCTTCCAGGGCGGAAACCGGAACCTGCGTCTGCTGCTTGGGCGCGAAACGTCCCTGCTCATCGCGAACGACATCGGGCTCCGGGGTTGCGTCGGGCTCGGGTTGAGCCTCGATCTCCGGTTCCTGACCTTCAGGCGCGACGATTTCCTCGGGCTCCTGCCCGTCCATCCATTCCAATGCCATGATATTCCCTAGCGCCCTTCACGGTGGCGGCCCGAAACGCCCGATGCCCGGCGGCGGCTTGGCCTTACGCTTGGCCCTGCGGAACGCCCGTTTGTTGCCCGGCGGCGGCATTCATCGCGTCAAACTGGGCCTTTTCGGCCATCATTTGCGCGTTGAACTCTGAGAGGTTTTGCTGCCGGTCGCCCAAGGCGGCGCGGTGCATCTCGGTCTCTGTCTTGGCTTGCGTCAGTTCCGTGTTCGCCTGCTTGTTGGCGATCTCGGCCTGCTTCAAAGCGGCTTCCAGCTCGACCATCTGCTGTTGAAGCTGGACGACCTGTTGCTGGGCCTGTCCGCTCTCGTCAGCCTTGGACTTCATCTTGTCCATGATCTCCCGCTTACCGGGGAGGCTGGAGAGGCTGACCATCAGTTCAAACGGAACCGCCTGGGGGCCGTAGACCTTGGCAAGCTCTGCCATGACGGCGAACTGTTCCTGAGCGACGTTGGCCGTGTTCGGCGTGGTGTCGAGGATGATGTCCACATCCATTTCAGCAAGGCTGTTCTCATACCCCAGGATCACCGGCTGACCCGTCATCGGATCGGCCATCGGTTGGCCCGTCATGGGGTCTTGAGCGACCTTGGGCTGGTTGATGCCCACGAACTGCGGAGCGCCCTCGTCGTCGGTGACGCGGACGTACTGCGGCGCCGTCCAGAACTGGCGAGCCCGGTTCCACATCTGCTCGTAGACGCGGAGTTCCCAAATCTCGACGCCGCCGTAGACGATGGCCTGTTCCGTCAAGCCAGCCTGTTGCCTGACCAAGTTAGCCCGGCCCGAAGCGTTCTCGCCCTCACGACCCAGCACAGCCGGGTTGGGGCCGATACGCTCAATCTCCATCTTGGCTTCCACCAAGAGGTTAGCCTGGCCGGCGGCCATGTCCGTGGTCGGGACCTTCTGCCAGCCGTAGGGGATCACACCATCAGGGCGAGCCGCTTCCTTGCGGGCCGTGCCGCTGTCCACTTCGACAGCCGAGGGATCGACCGCCTGGATCTGGCTGGCGTTGATCAGGTGAAGCAGCTTGGAACGGCGCTTGTTGATCTCGTCTTGCGGCCCGCGCATGTCGCGCACGATGCCATAGCGGTTGTTGTCGCGGTCGATGTAGCAGGATTGAGCTACAATCGGGTTGCAGGGCCGTTTCTTGTCGTCAACGTAAGGGGAAACGCCGTAAGCCAGCGTGCCGCCAGAATGGAACACGCACCGGCGCCACTCCGAGCCCTCGCGGTGGTACATCTCCACCACCATCACGCGGCGTTTCTTCTTGTCCACCCACGAAACGGTCGAGGAAGCGTCCTGCGGGCGGTCCTGGTTGAGATCGTCGATGAGCGCGCCGCTGTCGGTCAGCGAGCCTTCAACGTCGGTCTTCGCATCCGGGTACATGCGGATTACGTCGTCGGCGTACTGCCACTTGGCGACGCCCATGTAGCGAGCGTCTGAGAAGTCTTCCCGACGCGACCGAGGATCGGCGAAGAACTCCT